TGATTTGGGCGTTTTTAAATGTCAGTCTTGTGATGGGGTTTTAACAGATTTGGCAAAAGTAAAAGCAATAATTGATTACAATACTCCAACAAATTTAAGTAATAGAGATAAAAGAATTTTGGAACGAGTAAAAGAACACAAGAGGTTTTTGGATAAGCTAAAGATTGGAAAAAAGTATTACAAGAACGAGCCGAAGTTTTACATTGGGGAAGAATGTTTGAAAAAACTAAAGGGGGTGAAATAATATGCGACAAAATCCAATAATTGACGAAGAACCATCCGAACTATCAAATGATCACGAAAAGAATCTTACTTGTATGATGACAGGTCATCTTTGGGTTAAAATATTTGACCGACCTGGGTGGATTGTTTGTGTAAGGTGCGAAGAGGAAAGAAAAATAGATATGACACCGACTAAGGGGGGTGAAAAAAGATGAATGAAATGATAGGCGAAGTTAAATCCGACAAGACTAGCAAGGCAATTCCCCCACCGCACAAAACACGAAGCAGGGGAGAGCAGGGGAGAGGTAGAGTAGTAAAATAAAAGTATGAAGAAAAAGAGAAAAATAGATAGCCTCCATTTGTGGAAAGATAATCCCCGCACAATCAACAATAAAAACTTTGGGAGATTAAAGAAACAAATTCAAGAGCTGGGAGAGTATAAGCCCCTGATTATTACTGAAGATGGCACAGTGATTGGGGGAAATATGCGTCTCAGGGCTTATCGGGAACTGGGGTTTAAGGAGTGTTGGGTTTCAGTAGTGAAGGCGGAGACAGAAGCAGAGAAGCTAAAGTATGCTTTATCAGACAACGATCAAGTGGGAGAATATCAAAGAGACGATTTGGCGAACCTTGTTGGCAATCTGCCGGATATTGATTTGAGTGGTTATAGTGTGAACTTGGGTAAAAGCACACCGATAGAGGATCTGATGCCTCAGATAGAAGAGGATGAACCGCCAGAGGTAGAGGAAGGAGAGCCGGAGAGCAAACTGGGGGAGGTGTATCAGTTGGGACGGCATAGGCTAATGTGCGGGGATGCGACTAAGGTTGAGGATGTGGAGAAGCTGATGGATGGGAAAAGGGCGGATATGGTATTTACTGACCCGCCGTATGGGCTAGGTGGTTATGGTGGAAGGAACAATATGGAACTCAAGGGAGATGATGTGGATGTCCAGCAATTTTATGATGCAGTGCCGACAGATATAGAAGAGCGTTATGTTTGGGGCAACGCTTATAACATGCTTAATCTAAAGGAAAGGCCGAGAGATGTGATAGTTTGGGTAAAAAATAATTTTGGAATGGGTAGGGGATATAGGGGGCAATATGAGTTATGTTTTTATTGGGGAGATTTTGATAAAAGTGATAGCGATGTGTGGCAGGTAGACAAAGATGTGTCATATGAGCATCCCACTCAAAAACCGGTAGCATTGGCGGAACGAGCAATTAAGAATAGTAGCAAGCGAGATGATATAGTATTAGACCTATTCGGTGGCTCAGGCTCAACGCTCATCGCTTGTGAGCAAACCAACAGGATTTGTTATATGATGGAGCTAGACCCAAAATATTGTGATGTAATAAGGAAACGATATGAAAACTACAAAAGCAGTCACTAAACATAAAGTGGGAGCGCCGACCGTTATCACTCCTGAGGTAGAAAAAAAGCTGGAGAGCATATTAAAAATAGGGGGAACGATAGCGGAGGCGACCAGCTATGCAGGAATAGGGGAGCGGACATACTATGATAGACAAAAAGCAAGTGAAGAGTTTTCGCAGAAAATGGCAGCAGCCAAACATTATGCTGATGTTGCTGCTAAAAATGTCGTTGTTCGGGCGATAACAGAGGATAAGGACTTAATCACTGCTAAGTGGTGGTTGGAAAGGCATACATCAGAATTTGGTAATAAGCCAGGTGTTCTTCAGCAATTCAACGTCTATGGGAGCAAGGTAGAGAAACAGCAAAAAGACTATGGCATATAAACCAGGCTACAAGCGTTTTATCGAGGACAACCTACGGATTGTTGATAAACAGGGGATAGAGGTGGACTTTATTCTTAACCTTATTCAAAACAAATACTTACAAGAAGGGACGGGGCAAGATTTAATTCTCAAGGCAAGGCAACAAGGCTTTTCTTCTATTATTCTTGCTATTTTTGCTGCTGATTTTCTGCTCAAGCGTAATTCCCGCTCGGTGGTGGTGGCCGATATTGCTGATAATGCTCAAGAGTTACTCGGTCGAGTGAAGTTCTTTATCAAGTCATATGAGGAACGCAATAAAATAAAAGTGCCGTTAAAATACAATTCAAAATATGAGCTTTACAACAGCGTCTTAAACACTCGCTACACTATTGGCACTTCCACTAACGTTAACTTTGGCCGAAGCAAGACGATAACCAATCTCCACTTGTCTGAACTAGCTTACTATCAAGACCCCGAGAAACTGTTTGCGGGAGCATTACAAGCGGTTGTGCCAGGGGGAAAGGTTATCATCGAGACCACTGCCAACGGGTTTAACTTTTTGAAGACACTGTGGGTCGAGTGTGAAATGGGAGAGAGACCCTTTAAGCCTCTATTCTATGCTGCCTCTGACTTCTACTCTCCGGAATTTCTTAAAAGGAAGCAACAAGAGCTGAAACGTTTGTACAAACAAGAATATCCGGAAACAGCCGAAGAGGCCTTTTTGGCTAGCGGTGAGTGTTACTTTGACACTGAAGCATTAGCACTTTACTTTCAAGAAACTAAAAATGTTACGACGATATAGAAAGATAGAACCAGGTGAATTTATTGTTGTTGGTGTTGATACTGCCGCTGGGGGGTTAGATTATTGTGCTGCTCAATTCTTAAGCAAGACAAAGTTAGATGTGCCGATTGTTTATCATGCAAAGGCGCTGGCGACCGAGATGACACCGATTGTTTTTAGCGAGTTGGAGAAGATATGTGATATTACTGGTGTTCCTCCTACCGTGGCTTACGAGCGCAACAATGGTGGTGTGTTTGAGCTAGAGAGACTAGCTTCTCTTAATCGTTTAAACAAGTTTAGAATATTTAATATGGTAACCTATGGGGCGATTGATAATCCTGAGAAAAAGAAAATTGGTTGGGATACTAATTCTGCTACGCGGCCGAAGATGTTGTCAGACCTTAAAGAGGCGATTGACAAGAGGTTGGTTAAGTTATATGACAAGCGGACAGTTGATGAGCTGTTTTCTTTTATCGTTGTGGAAACCTCTTCGGCGTGGAAAGCACAAGCAGAGAAGGGGGCGCACGATGATTTGGTGATGGCCTTAGCAATAGCATGGCAGTTACAACAGACTGAGGCTAAACCAGCAGACAGTGGTAATATGGATTATAAAAACGTATTGAAACAAAGGAATTGGAAGATAGGAGGACAATGAAATCTTTAGTAACTGTTGACTATGAAATGGCGCAAGAGCCTATTTGGGGCATGCTCCGTGGCGTGGACGAGGAAACTTGGGAAATTAAAAGAGCGTTAGCCGCTTTTCAAGTCAATCCCAACCTTATTCCTCGTGTTGTTCGTGCTATTGCTAATATTGCTTGGGGAACAGGGTTTGGGAAGGTGCAGATATTTATGGAAAATGGGCGGGTTAGTATGATAAAGCCAGAGGAAAGCGATAAGGTGGACAAGCCAGCGTTGAAAATTGACAACCTATAGCAAATTGCTTTATAATTAGCCTAAGAGACTCTAAAGGCGAGAAACCAAGGAGTTACCCTTTTATGTGAGGGTGGCTCCTTTTTTTTGTTAATTAATATGAGAAATGAACTAACAGTTGTCGGTAGTAACCGCGAGCAGGAGGTATTCAAAACAGTTTATAGCCACTATACCCTTGCTAAGCAAGACTTAGAGGCTCGTATCCCTGATTGGGATAAAAAAGACGAGTTATTCCGCTCCCATATTGATGATACCAACTGGCCCTATAATGCCGTAGTCTTTGACCCACGTGTCTTTGCCGCTATCTTTGAGAAAACCTCCCGATTGTTGGCAAGAAAACCCAAGGGCCGTCTTGTCCCCCGTGAGGGTGGTGATGTTTTAGGGGCAAAGATTAACAATGAGGTTTTGTCATTCCAATGGGATGAGACACAAAGAATAGGCAATCGTCCTATGGTAGCCGAGTGGGCGTTGATAGACCAAAATGCCCGCAAGTATGGAGCAGGATTTGGGATATGTAAGTGGCATTATCAGACTAGGCTAGTTGATGACCCCAAGAAAAAAGGCAAAAAGAAGAGAGAGGTTTACTTTGATGGACCCACCTTTAAGGCTTTAGTTAATCGGGATTGTCTCCCCAATCCTTCTTATTCGACTATTAAAGGCTGGTTTCAATACCGCGAATATCTTACTATTGATGAGTTAACCGAAGTTAACGATGTTGCTCAGGGTAAGCCTATTTACAAGAATTTAGATCTGCTTAGACAGCAAATAGGCAAGGAAAATGAGGGTGGTGGTGATACAAGAGAAAGTAACTGGGCCTCTAAGAACAAAGAAATCAGTGGTTTAACCGACTATTTAGGTAAAGATGAGACAACTAAGGTAGTAGAGATAGTTACCGAGTATCGCCCCGATAGGTGGATAGTCTTTGCTCCTAAGCACGGTGTCATTATAAGAGATATCCCCAATCCCTATCGCCATGGCCAAATCCCTATAGTTTTGCTTAAATACTATGAGGTTGATGATGACTTATATGGGTTGAGTGAAATTGAGCCAGTTGAGAAGCTCCAGAGGGCTACTAACGCTATCGTTTGCCAATACTTAGACGCTATCAATATGAGCCTTTATACTCCGCTCCAGGTTAATCCCCTCGCTGTCCAAATGCACACCTTAGAATTTGGACCAGGAGAAAAGTGGCTAATGAATACGCCAGGTAAAGATGTTGTTCCCTATGAGACATCGCCATCGGGAGTAAGCGAGTTTGTTAATACTTATCGCTTTTTGATTGGAGCAATACAAGAGGCTTTGGGTGAGACATCAGCCGCTATTTCTAACTTAACGCCAGGCGAAAGCAAGAAAACAGCCACAGAGATAAAGGACTTGGCTATCACTCGTAGGGCCAGAGATAACTTTAACCAAATATTTTTATCAGAAGCGATTAAGAGGCAAATGAATCTTTGGTATTTAATGAACCAACAGTTTTTGTTCACCAATCCACGCGAAAAGGTTAAAATTATCCGTGTTGTTGGCAAAGATGCTCTTTCTTTTTTCCAGCAACAGGGGTTGAGCGAATACGGTCTTTCAGAAGAGGATATTCAGAAGCTTAGTGGTGAAGAAATGGAAGGGGTTAACATCAATCCTGCGCAATTGGCAAAACCTCTTTATCCTGTTGGCAAAGGAGAAGAAGCATTGCCAAAGTTTATGGTAGAGCCAGGTGGCCAAGTGGGTCACCTTTTATTAGAACCAGAGGACTTGACAGGTAGTTATGATTATATTCCCGATATAGAGACAATGGCCGTGCCCGACGAAGCACAGGTTGTTGCTCTAAAGAACCAATTGATAGAGATATCCAAAGATGCCACTATCGCTGGGTTATTGGCGCAGGGTGGCTACCAGTTGAAGATGAAAGAGGTATTAGAAGATTTTTTTGAGACAGCGGGCATGAAGGATGCTGATAAATATTTTGAACGAATAAAAGGAGGTGTCAATGTCACTAACCAAGCAGGAGCGCCAGGCGCTCAAGGAGTGCCGATGGGTCAAGCAAATGTCCCAGCAGGAGGGGTGGGAGCAGGTGCTCAAGCCGTTCCTAGAGAACAAGGTCAAGCACAGCTGGCTCGACCCGCGCAAGGTCAAATCTCAAGATAAATTCTTTTACGAGTATGTAACGGCATGGGGATTTGCTCAAGCTGCGAATGAGATATTGCATTGGGTAGAGAGCAAGATATCGCAAGGTAAGGCGTTGGAAAAAAAGAGATTAGGCAAGACAAAGACGTTTAATATAGGGGGGTGAGGATATGTCAATACTTATAGAAAATACATACGATAGCCGTCCAGAGATGGACAATAATCCTGTTGCCAAAGTGGTTGAATTTGATGGTCAAGCGATTTCTATCGGACCAGGACAACGCTTAAGTGTCCTAGAAGACGGCACGGCAGTTGGATTTATTTCTAGTAATGGAGATGTAGCAGAGATAACAGGAGATACAGGGAATACAGAGGGCTATTCACGTTCATAAAATAAACAAATGCCATTTAGGAGCAAAAAGCAACGAGCCTGGATGTATGCCAATAAACCTAGTTTAGCAAAGAAATGGGCAAAAAAGTATGGCAGTAAAATCAAGAAAAAGAAAAAAACAACGAAAAGGAGGAAGAAGCGCACTCGCTCCTCTTCCCGAAAGCGGCGCTAAATTTTGGCAAGGTGCGGAGACTAATACCTTTAAAATCAAATCGTCTTCCAAATGCCGACATCACTTTATCCGCCGTTCGGGCAGGGAGGTTGAGTGCGTTAACTGCCATGCGGGATTTGTTTTAAATATTGGTTGGCGACTAAAAGATGGACATATATATTATAAAAATAAGAAAGTTTTGTAGGGTGAGTTAAGTGGGTATTTAGCCCAGCCTACAAGGCTGGTCACCTAAAGGTATGCGGCCTTGTAAAAAATCGCAGAAAGGAGGTGATAAAAAATGGCAGATAATAAAAACGAGGAACAGACGCGTGAAGTAATGCCTGCTTCAGAAAAGCTGTCTGGCCCTGAGAATGAGGAGAAAGAGGTAGTTCCTGAGAAAAAGGAAGAAGCCAAATCTCTGGAAGGACAGGGTCAAGGGTTGCCAGAGGGCACTACCGATAGGACAAAGGAGCAGTTTGAAAAATTAACCGCTTCTAATAAGCAACTGAAGGCACAGCTTGATAAACTTCAAGCTGAAATTGCCACTCAGTCGCCATCAGTCGGTTATAACGTGCCACAGCCAAAAGCTGCAGAGTTTGTTGACCCCGCTACAGGCGAGGTTGATATTGATAAACTCAACAAGGGTCTGGCAGAAGCCGTTAGTCAAGCCCAACAGGCTCGGCAAGAAGTTCGACGGATGAAAGAGGAAGCTCAAGAAAAAGAAGCTTATTCTACTTATCCACAACTAAAGCCGAATGCCAAGGGTTTTGATAAGGAGCTTTATCAGAAGACAAGAGCTTTGCTTCTTGACTCAATGATAAATCCCCAAGATTATGGGGGTCGAACATTGACGATGAAGGAAGCCGCTGACAAAGCATCTGGGGTTTCACAGACTATTGTAAACAAAGCTAAGGCTGAAGGGGCGGAAGATGCAATTGGGCAACTGACCCCCAAAGAGCAAGCCTCTTTGGAAGCAACTGGTCGCTCTGACCGACGCAAGTCGGTTGGTGATTTAGCCGGTTTGCAAAAGCGGACACGATTGGGCGATTTAGACGCCATCGTAGCCCGTATGTCTAACCTAAAAAAATAAAAGGAGGTGAAAAAATAAATGGCTTATGGTTTACAAACCTACCAAGACGCGGCAAAAAGAGAAGACTTAATCGATATTCTTACCGATGTGTCTCCCGATTCGACGCCATTGGTTACCCTTTTGGGAACTACAAAAGCATCCAACACTCTACACCAATGGACTGAGGACTATATTTCTCGTCCTACTAGCGTAAGTGCTTCGGTTGAGGGTTCGGCTGCTTCTTATAGCGATTTGTCGCAACCATCAAGGAGAACCAATTACACCGCTGTTATTGCTCAGACATTCCGTGTGTCTGGCTCTGAGAGCGAAATGGTTGTTCCTGGCATGGGTGATCCGTATGATTACCAAGCGGCAAAGGCGTTAAGAATTTGGAAAACTAAGTTGGAATATAACTTGATTCGTTCGCATGCTTCTCCAGGTGCTTCTGGTTATCCGCGAGCAATGGCTGGATTAGAGGCAGTAATTACCTCTCACGCTACTGCACGCAACTCAGGAACATCGCTATCTGAGACCGAGTTTAATACTATGGTCAAAGAAGTATGGGAAGATGTTGGTCAAGATGATGTTTTCGATTTGGTGTTAGTTCCTTTTGGTCTTAAACAAAAGATTAGCACGTTCACGGCCGGTTCAACTCGGTACATTGACGCCACGAAGAGGCGCCTGGTCAGACCAGTAATGGTTTACGAATCTGACGGTGGTGTCCATCGTATTATGGCGCACAAAGACGTTTTGAGCTCAGCTGGAACAGTTCACTTCATTGGGCTAAAAGAGGATAAGTATAAGATTGCTTATCTCCGCAAACCCAAGAGAGAGGAATTAGCCAAAGATGGTGACCGCAGAAATGGTCAAATCGTTGGTGAAGCTACTCTGGAGTATTTGGCTGAAAGAACAAGCGTCTTGAGATCAGGTTACAATACGGCAGGTTAATAAAAGGGGATTTTTAATCCTTATATGCTGTTAGCGACAGCTTGAGCGGCAATTGATAGTGAAAAAGATAAGCTATCGAAGTACCGTATCGCTTTTTATATACAATTATGGATATTTACAATAGTGTTAGCGATAGAGTAGTAGATAGCGTTGCCTCAACGGGAGCAGATAGAATCATGAAGGTTTCTCGTGAAAAAGGAGTATGGGATGCTATTGGCGAGATTATTAGGGTCTGGGCTGATTCCCATCCAAAGAAGTGGAGCTCTTACTTAATTTCTATAAAAGACATCAAGAGGACTCGCAAAAATAAGTTTGCATCCAGTAATAGCCATGGTAGTTACCTGCGCTATTTGGTAGATGTGCCGATTGAGATTGTTACTATGATTAGAATATTGTATCCGCCCGATAAACTAAAGATGGACAAGAAGTTTTGGCGTAAATTTGCTAAGAAGTTCAAAGTATTCACTGTCCCAGAGAAAACTTGACAAGAAAACAATTTTTAATATAATCAAAGTTGACTTGAGAAAAGCAATGAAACCGAAAATAGCCTGCGCAATGATAATTCGGGGCATTGACAATGAGCTACCAATGCTCAAACGATGCCTAAAGACGGTTTCTCCTTATGTTGATGCTACCTTTATTACCCTAACTGACCCCAATAAGAAGAAAATCCAAAAAACCCTTAAGTGGTGTAAAAAGCAAGGTATTTATACCTCTTATTTCAAGTGGATAGAAGATTTTGGTGCTGCTCGTAACTATAACTGGCAGCAAGTTCCCAAAGACTATGAATGGATTTTTTGGTGTGATACTGATGATATTGTCGTTGGTGCAAACCATTTTCAAGACATTATTGAAAATGCAGAGCTAAATAAGATAGACGCTGTTTTTATGCGCTACCTTTACAGCGTAGAACTTGACGAAGAGGGGAGGATTAAGGATGTTTTGGTTGAACATCGCCGAGAAAGACTGGTTCGCAATGGCAAATATAAGTGGGTAAGCCCTATCCACGAAGTATTGGTTGGCGAAGGGACAAGACAGATTGATATAGAAAGGCTGATGGGCAAAGATATTTGCCGCGTTGTTCATCTTACTGACCACAAAAGAACCTCTAAGGCTCTTCAAAGAAACATTAAAATACTTAAGCGATATCGCAAGGAAACAAAAGATAAAGACCCCCGCCCGATTTATTATTTAGCTAAAGCCTATGTCGATCTTGGTGGCCCTGAAAACCTCAAAAAGGCAATTCCTCTATTAAATGATTATCTTGCGAAATCGGGTTGGGCAGAAGAAAGAGGCCAGGCGTGGGAATATCTGGCGGAGATATACCGTGAGTTTGGTGCCCACAACAAGTCAATCAAGTGCTGTTTAAATGCCCTTCAAGAGGGGCCTGACAACCCTTCTGTTTACCTCAATCTTGCTCTTTGCTATTGTTGCCAAAAACAATGGGATAAAGCGCTCTTTTGGGTAAAGTTGGCCGCAAAAGTGCCTGTTCCAAAAACAACCTTGGTTATCAGTCCCCATGATTTAGTAGCGCGTTCATTAGAAATCATTTGGCATGTAGCAATAAACAAAAATATGCTTGACGAGGCCTATGCGGCAGTTATTAAGCAAAAAGAGATGTTCCCCGATAACGAAGAAGTAGAGAAGCGTTACCAGGCAGCAGTGTTTATGAAAGAGCAAAAGGAAGTAACCAGAAACATTATGAAGCTTTGCCAATACCTGCGGGCGCGTGGGGAGGAGGAGAGAATTAAGCCTCTTATATCTGCTATTCCTTCTGATGTTCAGTCTAACCCTGTCATTACTCGCTTACGCAATACGATAATGCCACCTAAGGACTGGAAGGATAATGAGATAGCCGTTTATGTTGGGCCGTGCTTTACTCCTTGGACACCGAAAAACTTAGATAATCCCAAAGACTCTTTTTTGGGTGGTTCAGAAGAAGCAGTTATTTACCTTTGCCGAGAAATGGCGAAAAGGGACTGGAAAATAACTGTTTACGCTGACCCAGGAGTTGACGCTGGAAAATATGATGGAGTTAGCTATCGACCCTATTATGAATTTAACCCTAAGGATAATTTTAACATTTTAGTCTCGTGGCGCAATGCTGCCTTCTTTGATGATAACTATAAAAGCAAAAAGAATTATGTTTGGGCCCACGATGTTCTTAATCCCCTGGACTTTACCGAGAAAAGGCTGGGGATGATTGATAAGATAATTGTCCAATCAAAAGCCCACCGAGAGACTGCCTCCAACGTTCCTGACGATAAATTCCTCATCTCTACTAACGGCTACTTTGAACATAATTCTAATGAAAAGCCTAAGAATAACCCTAAGTGGTGTATTTGGACTTCTTCTTATGATAGAGGATTGGAGCATTTGTTAAAGATTTGGCCTGATGTAGTTAAGGAGGTACCCGAAGCTAAACTTCATATCTTTTATGGTTGGAAGCTATTCAATCGTTTCTATGGCAATAATCCCGAAAGGATGGCGTGGAAGGCAAAGATGGAGAAGATGATGACCGCTAAGGGTATTACTCATCATGGCCGAGTGTCCCAACCAGAGATAGAGAGGTGGTACAAGCGGTGCGGTATTTTTGCCTATCCGAGCCACTTTTACGAGATTAATTGTATTTCTGCTTTTAAAGCAGAGCTTTGGGGAGCAGTGCCGATAACAATGGACTATGCGGCGCTTAAAGAAACCGTCCAGTTCGGCGAAAAAATCAAGGGTGATATCTATGATCCTGATACCCTAGAAGAATACAAGAAAACACTTATTGATTATCTAAAGCATCCTGAGAAGCAGGAGAAAATAAGGCCAGAGATGATGAAGTGGGCAAGGAATACTTATGGTTGGGACAGGGTGGCTGACCAATGGATTGATGAGTTCCGAGGAATGTCAATAGAAGAAGCAAAAAAAACAGTATTATCCCATAACAAAAAATGGAAAAAATATCTACCCACTACAAAATAATTAGAGCTATTCGGGAGTTGCGCCGTGAGCTTCTCTTAAAAGATGAACCGCTTAAAGCATACAACCTTCTTAAAGAAGCGGTCAAAGAGTTCCCTGAGCTGAAAGACGAGACAGAAAGAACCAAAAAAATGGTTGCCCATATATTCAACCCCAAAGAATACCGTAAAATTTATGGGGATGACCCCGTTAAAGATATTTCTTTGATTGAGCCAGAGGATTTGTTTAAAAACCCTGCTGCTAAATATGCTCGTTATGAGTGGATAACAGAAGAAATTAAAAGAACAAAGCCTGCCTCTTATTTGGACTTAGCTTGTTATGCGGGTACGCTTGTCTTGTGGGCAGCATCGCAGGGGATTAAGGCTACAGGGGTAGAGATAACTAAGGCAGCAGCCAAAACAGCCACGGAGAGAGCTAAAAAGAATAACCTGCCGGTTAGAATTATTTGTGGCGACCTAATGGATTATCATAAGAAGGCCGATATTGTTTCTGCTTTTGAGGTGATAGAGCACATACCAGACGATAATGCTTTTATTCGCCACGTTGGTAGCTTAGCTAACAAGTGGGTTTATATTTCTACCCCTAATGGGGCTTTTGATAATGGGAAGGGCAATCTCGGTCATTGGGAGTTTGGCGGTGGGACAAGGGGGCATGTGCGGGTATATAATAAAAAGACACTAACAAAGCTAATAGAGAACAATGGGGGGGTGATAGATCAGATCTTTATTGATAGGGATAAATTATTGTGTGCTAAATTCAAAATATGAGCTTTGATAAAGACTTTCAACCATTTAGGGTGCCTTGTGCTAATCCGGGCTGTAAAAAAGGTAAAGGGGGCAAGCGGAAAATGATTTATGTGTTTGGGCCGAGAGAGAGCGGATATTGTTGTAAGGCGTGCCGTTTAGACCATGAGTATAGTAAGAAGTTCTTAAAATGAAGCCTACAAGTAAAGACTTATGGCAGGCATTTAGGGCATTTAAATATGATTAAATTAGCTTTTGTCTATAATGTTGATGATTTTTATTGGCGCGACGGGCTATGGGCAGCCATTGAAAAGATTAGGAAGACTAAGGGGTGGGAAGTTTATAAAATAAATCTTCGCAATCAAGTATTTGTTGAAAGCGATTATGACTTTGTCTTGGTTTGGGGGGCTTTTGGGAGTGCCCATGAAAAACTTGTCAAGAGTTTACCTTACAAGAAAGGTATTTGTGTTGCTGGTGGTCCTTTTGACCCCGTAGACGGTAAGTTATTTGACAAAATCTTTGTAGAAACACCCTGGTATGCCGAAAACTGGCAGAAGCTCGGATTTGATACTACGATAGCCTTTGGAACTAATACCGACCTTTTTAGACCCATCCCAGAACAAGCAAAAATCTTTGACTATCTACTTCCTGCCGCCTTTGCCTCTTGGAAAAGATATGAGCTTTTTTGTCGCTATCCTGGTAATAAGTTGGCAGTAGGGCAGATACAAGAAAATGGTGTGGACAAGTGGTGCTGGGAGAATTGCTTAAAAAATGGTGTAATGATACTGCCGCTGGTAACTCCTGAAGTTTTGGTCTGGTTATATAATGCTAGCAGGTGCGTAGGGATAACTGCCGATATCAATGGCGGTGGCGAGCGGGCGGTTTTAGAAGGATTGGCTTGTGGATTAGATGTGCGAGTTGAGCCAGATAACGAGAAGTTAGTAAGGCTATTGGCCGACCAAAAGAAACACTTACTTACGCACAAAGATTATGCTAAGAGCTTAATGAAGGGAATTAAAGAATGTCTATCACAATAATCAGCTTAGCTTGGAATAAATATAAACTCACCGAGGAGTTTCTACGCCGCCTAAAAGAGAACACCGATATTCCCTTTCAGCTGGTCTTTACCGATAATGGTAGCGAAGAGCCAATACCCAAGCTGGTCAAGCAATACTTCCCTGACGCTTCTCTGATTGTTAACAAGAAAAACATTGGTTGTCCCGCTACCCGCAACCCATCTATGAAGAAGGCAACTGGCGATATTGTCTTTTGGCTGGATAATGACACCTATGTTGAAAAGGGTTGGTATAAGCCGTTCTTGGCAGAGTTTGATAATCCTAAGATTGGCATTGTGGGAGTGGAGGGGAGAAGGGTTGGTAACATCTTTAATCCTGAAAGACCATGGGATGTGCCATGGCAGTTTTTGCCCAATCCTTATGTTGATTGGTTTGTTGGCTTCGCTATTGCCTTTAGGAAAAAAGCTTATAGACCTATCCCAGACTGGAAATTAATGGTTAATATGGACGATGTTGATGTAGGGGTAGGAGTGAAGACAATGGGATACAAAGCAAAGATGCTGGTTAATCCCGTTCCTTTGCGACACCTGGTCTCTCAAACAGGAGCGCCGATTGTGCCTAATAGGCAAGAAGAAATTGCGATTATGAAACGCTGGTGGAAATATTGGAAACCCTATAAAAAGTACTTTGAGAACTATGGATAAAATAGCTTGCGTCGTTCCCACCATCCGCCCCGAAACAATGGGGACATTTAGACAGAAGTGGCAGAAGCAGTTTGACCGCTATAGTGTCGAATTGATTGTTGTTTATGATGGCAAAAAGCCTGTGCTTGTCCACAACCGCAAGCGGTATGGACTGAGGCAGATAATGAGAAAAGATGCCGACCTGATTTATAACCTTAGCGATTGTGTAAGGAACTTAGGCTTTGCTTACATTGCCAAATATCTACCAGATATTAAGTATGTCCTAACGCTTGACGATGACGTTGAGCCTCTTGGCGACACCATTGGCAACCACATAGCGGCGCTAAGCAGAAGCTACCCCGTTAGTTGGCTTTCTACTGCCAGTTGGTATATGCGGGGCTTTCCTTATGGGATAAGGCAAGAAGCAGAAGCAGTTCTATCCCACGGGGTTTGGGAGGGCGTAAAAGACTATGATGCTCCTACTCAGTTAGTGATGGGCAATCCCGATGTCAAGTTTTATAAAGGACCGATACCAAAAGGGATTTACTACCCAATGTGCGGTATGAATATAATGTTCAAGCGCAAAATGCTTCCTTACATGTATTATGCTCCAATGGGATATCGGGTAGGGCTTGACCGCTTTGGCGATATTTGGTTGGGGATAACTTCTAAACGGATTGTGGATAAAATGGGGTGGGCAGTAGTAAGCGGGTATGCTAAGGTTCTCCACAAGAGAGCCAGTAATGTTTATAAGAACTTAGTTAAAGAGGCAAAGGGGATAGGGTTGAATGAAGGTTTCTGGAAGGGAGAAGAAAATGACTCCTACTTTAAGGAATATAATAGGGCAAGGAAACGATGGGAAAAACTAATAAAAAGACTATTTTAATCACAGGTAGTCAGGGTTGGGTTGGTAGCCAAATAATTCCAATACTTGAGCGGACATATGACATTGTTCGTTACGATTTAAAGTCGCAACAAGATATCTTTAATTGTAAACAATTAGTAAAATACCTCAGTGGTGTGGACGTAGTGCTTCATTTGGCAGGGCTAAGAGGGTCAGATTGTGATACTGAGGGAGCAAAGCCAGAAGACTACCACAAAGTCAATTATGGGGGGACTGTGGTGGTAGTTAAGGCAATGAAAAAAGCAAAAGTTAAGAAGATGGTGTTTATCTCATCTGGGGCAGTTTATTTGACGATGCTGCTTTTTAAGAAAAGGCCAAAAAGGTATGAGAAAAAGAAAATGGGGTATGATTGGCCGAATGGCTGGGTAATAAGCGACTTTTCCATTCTCCCCATCAATGACAAGACTCCTTATCCCAAACATCTTCACCCCTACTCACAGTGTAAGATAGACATAGAAAATTACCTTAGCAAATCGGGGCTGAGTGTTATCTCTCTAAGAGGCAATGGTTTAGGCTGGGATAATATGGTTGACGTTATTAGCAAAGTCAATAGAAACCAAACTAAAAGGTTTTGAGTGGTTTAATATCGCCGACCCTCATTGTGAGGTGGACATATCAAAAGCGGAGAAATTGCTAGGCTATAAAGTATGAAAATATCGGTAATCACACCAACCATTAGACCGAATGGCTTACCATTGGTTGAAAGGGCTCTTAATAGACAAACAATGACTGATTTTGAATGGCTAATCGGCTCGCCATTTAATCCTTCTCTATCACGGGCAAAATGGGTAAAAGATGACTTTAGGGGCGGCTACTGGACACTTAACAGAATTTACAACCGTCTTATCAAGAACTGCAGAGCTGACCTAATAGTTTCTTGGCAAGACTATACCTTTGCTGACCCAGAAGCATTGGAGAAGTTTCTGTTTTATTTTAAAAGAAATCCAAAAATGATTATCAGCGGGATAGGGAATAAATACAAAGATGACAGTTGGGTGGTTAAGGTTTGGCAAGACCCACGGGAAAGCGGGGAAAAGGCAAGTTTTTATCCCTGCTCTTTTAATGAAATTGAAGGAAACTTTTGTTCTTGCCCCAAACAAGCTCTTTATGATATCGGCGGTTTTGACGAAGAAATGGATTTTATCGGTTTTGGTATGGACTGGTATGGAGTGTTAGATAGAATTGATAGTCTTGGTGGGTATAAGTTTGTAATTGACCAGACAAATAAAAGCTATTCTCTTTGCCACGGTAGAGTAAAAGGGTGGGAGGAAAATAACCTTATCCACGGCAAGTATCAAGATAGGAAAAAGCAGCTTATTACGGGGAAGAAGTGGCCAGTGATGTCATTTTTTTTATAGTATAATTAAATTATGGAAGAAGAAATTGAGGAAAAGGGGGCGGAGGAAGCAGAAGCACCTAAGCAAGAGGAAGGAATTGTGCGCCCTCAGCCGGCTGATGCCTATAAATACAACCCAGAGTTTCATCGCTTCTCTGAGTTCTTGGGAGTGGACAGAGATGACCGAGTAGAAAATAAAACCGCCAATCAAATAAGCGTTATCTACGATTGGGGCAAAGAGGTAGTTGGTAAAGATGACCGAGTAGAAGTAGAGATGGCAATTAAACAGCTAATGAACAGCTTAGGGATAAAGTATTTGGGTAAAGAGTTGATCAATAGGCTATACCAATACATTCGTCTTGACACCACCCGAAGGAAAATTGAAAAAGAAATGAGTTTATTAAAAGAAAATGCCAACAAGTAAACCATCATTACAAATTCAGCGGGACGAACACGATAACACTAATCTCGCTAAGAGGGTTAAGGTTATTGGCACAGTTAGCACCACCCCTGGCACAGGTGCTGATGATGTAGAGGGTGGCCCTGTTACTGTCGGAACTACTGCCGTTGAGCTAACCTTCACAGGCAAGACCACCTCTATTTTTATCCAGTCTGACTCCGACAACACAGGCAAGATATGGATAGGCAAGTCTAATGTTGCTAACGATGGTGCTAATGCTATGGTTCAATTAGAGGCAGGCGACTCAATTTCTCTTGACTTAGACGATGCTTCTAATGCCCTCTACGCTGTTAGTGATACTGCCAGCCAAACCGTTTACAAATTAGCTTTGGTATGACAAAAATAAGATTTCAAGGACCAGGGGTAGGTTTCTTAGACACCCGCTACCTCAACCTCTCTGGCTCTAATGCCGACCAAAACATTGACATTGGCTCTTACGAATTTTCAGCCGATATTCTCCACGCTACCTCTGGCACAACAGGCCAATCAACAATCGGGGCGGGCTTGATTGTCAACAACGATAGCGGTTCTGACGCAATCAATGATTTTCAGGTTAATTCAGATACTCTAACAGCTATATTTGTAGACGCTTCGGCTGATACTTTAGCAATAGGAGTAAATACAACTTTTAGTGATGGCAAGTATTTAGCGATAGACCAAATCCAAGCCAGAGACGGTGATGGGCTTAAACTCTATGATGATGGAGGTAATGGGATATTTGTTAAAGATGGGGGGAATGTAGGCATCGGAACGACAGGGCCTGGGTATCAATTAGAAGTAGCAAAAAGTGGTGCATCTGCAATAAGTTCTATCTTTAACGCTTCGGATACTGATGCAAATAGACCAATATTACTTTTCAAGAGGGCATTGGGAACATTAAGTAATCCAACTATTGTAGGAGAAAGTACTTGGCTTGGTTCGTTTCAGGCAAATGGCTATACTGGTTCTGGTTACTATGTTGGGGCAGGAATAGACTTTTATACTGATGGGGCAACTGTTAGTAATCGCCCCCGAGGCTCAATAAGATTTAGTGTAGGTGATGATTCAGGGAATTATTCGGAAATGGTTCGAATGTGTAGGTGATGATTCAGGGAATTATTCGGAAATGGTTCGAATTAATCACGATGGCAACGTCGGCATCGGGACGACGGAGCCGAGTGGGCGTTTGCAAGTTGATGGCGATTGGGACGGAAGCTATGGTGCGTTGACGCTATCAGGAACGAAGCCGAGCATTATTTGGGCCCCAGATGGTGGTGGTGGTGAGGGCACTCGTAAATTCCTAATGCACTATGGTTCAAATGGTCCAGGCTGGGAATGGTTTATTCGCAATGCAGGAGATACTGCATGGACTTCGGTGATGGGTATCAATATTGATACAAGAATAACTATCGGGGATACTTTGACGAATGACGGTCAACTACATGTTATTTCTACTGCCGCAGGGAACAAGGTTCTCACTCTCAAAGGAGCGGCGTCTCAAACTGCCGACCTTATGCAGTGGCAAAATTCAGCAGGGACGGTGTTAGGGGTAATAAATAAAGACGGCAACATCGGCATCGGGACGACGGAGCCGGGGGCGAAGTTGGAAGTAAACGGAGATGTACTGCTTTCTAAGGGTACCCAAGATTTTCTTATCACAGACAGATCCGGTGCATTAGCTTTTCAAGGACAA